GAGATAACATTTATATTACCTGTTATCTTACAAGCACAAGGTAGAGACCCGATCTTGTTGTTACAAAATGCAACTAAAGTTTCTTTAAACTTAACTGAGTTTGAAGGTGTTGCCACTAAACAACAAAGATTCAAATACTCTACAAGAGAGTTCGTTACAACTCCTACCAAAACTTCTGGGACTATACAAATACCTGTACAGGTAAATGTTAATCAACAAGGATCTATGGAGAATTGGAATACAATGAAAGCTTGGTATGACTTAGTATTTAACTCTCAAAATGGAGCTCTTAGTTATAATAGTGATATTATTGGTACTATTATTGTTAATCAACACGATAAAAAAGGTGTTGTATTAAGAAGAGTAACATTCCAAAACTGTCAAATAACTAAATTACAAGGTTATGACTTAGACTGGTCACAAAATAACATCATTGAAACTGTATTAGCAGATTTCACATATGATTACTTCATTGATGAGTATATTGACAACAACTTTACAATCAGCCCACCGTTGGTTTCAGGTTATTAATAATAACTTTATAAAAATAAAAAACTCATCTTTCGATGAGTTTTTTTTATTTTAGAATTTTGGCATTTGCATATTGTTTGTCATACTCTGAGCATTTCTCATCATAGAACTCGTATCTGGCATTGAACCTCTTTGAGATTCTTCTTCTTTCTTCTTATTACTATCTTCTTCTTCAAGAATTTCATTAACTAATTTAATGTTTTCTTCAAGCATCCAAAAAGGCCACAAATCCATTGCGGCTTCTTGTGTATGGAAGTGTTTTTGAAGCAATAATTTATTCTTTAATATATGCTTCAAAGGCATCATGAATAACGAAAATACCTGACGTTCCGTTGGGAAACTGCATTTCTGTGGTAACCTCCTCACCACAACTACAAGCCTTACCTAATTTTTCGATTCCAAAAGTCATTTTACCGATTGCAGCATTTAAGAACTGGAATGAAATATCATCCATTTGTTCAAACTCTGTTAACTTTGCTTTAATACCATCCATAGTAATAGATGTTCTTCCATTCAACATAAATGGAATGATTTTTAAGAAAGATAAATTAGGAGCCTTTTTCTCATTATTTTCTTTAATAATATAATCAGTAAATGCTTTTTGTAATCCGATATTTGGTGGAGTAACTTCAAACTGACCTCCATTAATTGTTTTAAATGAGAACGAATTTGATGCAGGTGAATAGAATCTATCCAATTTCTCATCTATTTTATGAAATCTAAAGTTTTCTCTTTTTAATTCAATTGCAACATCTTGTCCACAAGTACATTTTGCATTTGCAGATAATGAATTACCTTGTTGGAATGTTAATTCTCTAATTAAAAAGATTAAGTAAATTCTATCTTGATCTTTTACTTCTAAGAAAGAACCAACTCTACCATCAGTATATTTAATTCTTACACAAGCTTGTAACATATCATTCATCTTCTCAACAACATCATAGAAGTTATTATCATCTACCATAGAGTAAGCTTGAATTTCTCTAACTTGTGCAGCTCTAACCATAAACATAGTTCCAACAGGATAGAATTTACCACAAGGAAAGTCTCTAACATCAAATGTTAAGTATTGTAAGTCACTTGTTCGTGTACTTTCAATAACAGGTTCCGCAACATTATCAGAAAATGTGTTTGTATTTTTTTTACCAGCTTCTATATCACCTAAGTGTCTCATTAAGTAATCTTCTTCGCTCATATCTTTATTTGTATCTGACATAATTAATTATTATTTTTTATTTATATATTGACATAATCAATGTCTCTATTATATTAAATAATAACAAATTGGTTTAAAATAAAAAACCCTTAGATTTCTCTAAGGGTTTTTAATATTTATTAAGTGATTATGCGTTGATGAAACCACCAGCTGCAATAGCACCAGTTCTTAAAATTGTAACATTGTTTACAATGATACCCATACCTTTGATTGGTTCTACATAAGTATCAAGAACTCCAATTTGACTATCGATAATATCAACTGTATTATTCTCGTCATCCATTTTGTTGAAGTAGTTATATAAACCATTTTTGTTTACATAAGTTTCACAAATAACGTCAGCTCTTAATTTAATTTCAGCTCTAACATCAGGAGTATTAAACTTCCATTGGTAATCAAGTAACATTGCAGCAAGCTCTCTTTCTAACTCAACTAATACTTCTCTCACGTGGATTAAAGATAATGCTGATTTATAGATTGTCAATGCAGTATTTTCAGTCTCAATTACATATCCTCTGTTTCTTTTTAACACGATTGGGTTCATTTGTGCTTGGTTTAAGAACTCAATATCTGTTGGGTTGAAATCGTGTTCAACACCAGCAATATTAGTAACTCTACCATTTGTAACACCAGCAGCAATTGTCCAAGGTGTAATATTACTTACAATAGAAGTATGTTTTCTCATATAAGTTGTCGCAACATATGCCGCAGGTGGAAAATCTAATGGTCTACCATTGTCATTTACCGTTACATAAGGAGTGAAATAACCTACTGTTGATACTCCATTTCCATCACCAAATGAGTAAAGGAATGCAGGATTACTTTCTGGGTCTCCACCTTTAGCAATAAAATCTACTTGTAATACTCCTTCTGTGTTTACGAAACTTGGAGATGAAGAGTTTTTGAATGATTTTAATGATGGCATATTAATGAAACCAAATACATTCAATCTCTCACCACAAATATCTACTAATTGTTGTTTAGATCTTTCTACTAATCCTAAACCAAATGAGTCAACTAAATATCTAAAGTCAAATGCTTCTTTATTAATTAACGCTTTGAACAATGGTGTTCCTTTTGCAACCAAGTTTAAGATTTGATTTTGTTTAGTTTCAGTACCATCAGGTAAAGAAGCTTGTCTAACTCTAAATCCTTTTAAAGAAATACCTTTATATGTTGTTGTATATTGATCAACTGTTGAGTATCTTGTTGTTTGATAATCTAATAAACCAGTTAGAGGATTAGTATATGATGTTTTTAAGATTTTAGCATCACAAGTAATCTCAGTTAAACTAGTATCACCAGCATATTGTCTTTTACTCAAGATTCTTGTTAAGTTTCTTAGGTTTGTTTGTCCTAATGCAGGAGTGAAATCACTATTATCTGCTAATAAGAAATCACCAACTTTTACTTCACTATATCTTGATGCATTAACTAATATTTTGTTTTGTACTTGAGTATATCCAGTAGGTAATTCAATCTCAAGTGTTTGTTTTAAGTTACTTAATTCAGATTGAACATTAAATGTATAGTTAGCAACTGGTTCAATTGAATTAATTGATATTAAATCATCACTAGTAAATGAAACTTCTAACACACCATCTAAATCTACAAACATTTGTAAATAAGACTTCATTGCAGCAGTTTCTAATGTATTATACATCATAGTAACTCCTGTTAATTCTTCGTAAGTAACATTCTCTGCTACCTCATATGCGAAGAAATTACTACCGGTAAACCCTAAAGCAGTTGCTAAAGCAACAGCACCCTGTGAAGAATTAACACTATTTTGTTGTATTGTTAATGAAGTAGTATTATTAAGTGATACAGGGAATAAAATTTGATCTAAAATTTGTAAATCTAAATTAATTACTGCAGTTGAAGCACTGACACTTGGAGTTTCAAATACAACATAGTTATATCCTGCATAAGGACTTGTAATATTAATTACTGTAGGATCAGGAGTTGCCTCACCATTAACAAATGTAACATTTATAGTAGTTGTAAAATTACCACCACCATCTACAAACTCATCGTTCAATGTATCTTTATCTGCAGTAGTTAATAATCTATTTGCATAGAAATAATCACCATCACTAATTAAACCATTAAAGTATTTTTGGTAGAAAGTTGAATACTTACCAACAACACCAATATTAGTATTTGCAGGTTCATCTTTAGTACGTAATTTATCACTACCTAAAATAAACTCATTATCGTTTTTATAGATTTTAAATACACCACCATTTGCACCAGAGATATAAGAAACATTTGATAATCCAGTTTTTAATACCAAAGATTTATTTTGTGTTGAAGAAGTTACTACTTCAGTAACTGTCATAGAAGCTAAACTTTTCTTAACTTCTTTACCAGAACCATCTACACTAATAATCATAGTTGCTTGATCTTTATAAGTACCTAAAAACTCAGTAATTTTATTAAACATTTTAAGTTTTCTAAACTGTACATAGTTTTTAACATCAGATCCTGCTGTTCCCCAGAACACCAATCTAACATCACCTTGTGAATAACCAACCTCGTTACTTAAATCATAAACATAATAATCATGTACTGTTGAATTAGTACCATAAGTTAAATCTTGGTATGGTGTTGTACCTGCTTGGAAATATACATCATCTCCATAACCAGGAATAACATATTCTTCTAGTGTAGGGTCTGATGCAATAGTAATCTCTTGAAATGATGCCGTTCCAGAGAAACCACCATTTATAACATTATATGAAATATAACCCAATACTATATCAGATGTTGATACACTTGGTCTAACATTTGGTGTATAACTAGTAACACTAGAGATAACTCCACTTGTATTTAATGTGAATACTGTTGAGTAAGTTGCTACAGACGCAGAGTATGTAAAGTCAGCAGATTTAACATTAAATGAATATGTACCATATGTAACAGGAATATACTGACCACCAATTACCGCGTAAGGACTTACATCAAATCCATTATCAATAAAGTTAGTTGAAGTATATTTAACATTTAATATAGATGCAGTACCTGAACCAGTTTTTGTATGATTAAAATGTCCATCTGTATCTACATTAGCACCAGTAGCAAGATTGACACCAACTACGGCACCTTCTGTAAACCAAGCAGTTCTATTAGAGTGATGAACAACAACACCTGTTTCTTTTGGATTACCAAAAGCGTGTGGCATTTGACCTTCTAAACCACTATTATTATTTGATACTGTACCAAATAATGCAACAACGTTCCCTGGTAAATCCAAAGGAGTTGCAGTAAATGGAACTGATTCAATAATAGTTTCTTTATATGATAAGAAATCAATTTCTTTTTGTTGTGTTATTAATGGATTAGCAGAGTCAATTAAAGTACCACCGATAAGGTCAAC